CTTTTTGAACTGCTCGAATGCATCAGGGCCTTTAGCCATTGCATCGATGCCAGCCTGAAGTTCAGCCATCTCCGTGTTGAAATCTTGCAGGATCTCCGGAGTAGCCTTAAGCCTAGACTGGAAGTCGTCAACAGCATCTCCTGCATTACGCAGGGACTCAATCAGGTAAGCTATAGCTTCGACTGTAGTAGAAGCCGAAAAGCCGTTAGCTTTCAGCATGGTATCGAGCTGACCCAGTTCTGCTGTAGGCACATCCTTAACTAATTCTAGTGCATCTCCTAGGTCGAGTGCATGCTGGATTGCCTGTTCATTTGGAATAGCAGACAAGGCATCGCCGTATTTCTTGAACTCGGCAATCATGTCGGCGATGCGATCTTTGGCTTTATCTAGCTCAGTCGTGTCGCCTGCATCGACGAGATCACCTATCTTCAGCTCAGGGATATTTTGCAGCTCTTGTAGCTTGCCTTGAAGCTCAAGCATACGGTACTGTGCTTGCTCCAGCTTCTTCGTGCCCAGAGGATCATCCTCAAACCCCCAAAGGAACAGAAAGGCCTTCTTCAGCGAAGGATCTTGGACTTCTTTAAGGGCTTCATCCACAAGAAGTTGCTGGGCTGCAATCCTCTTCTGGATCTCAGCTATGTACATAGAGGTAGTAGCTCTCATCGCACCCCCCATAGACTTGGAGGTCTCGATGAACCTATCCACATCTTCTATCAGCAACCTTGATGCATCGGAGGATGCCATTATAGCCTTCTGGAAGGTATAGAATCCTGCGGTAGCTCCTGCAGCCATCAGAGCTATACGTCCGAGGATAATCGGGATAGCGCCGATACCAGTAGCGGCTAGAGCAGCTCCAACACCGAAAATTCCAGCGGCTAGTCTCCCCACCCAACTAACAAGCGTGATCAGCCCGGTAAGGATTTGAGGCCCGAAGGCAGCAAGCATCGCTCCTGCGAGAGCTCCTACAGATCCTATGAGGACATCGATGTTCCTCGTAAGGAGGTTGATAAAGTCTGTCAGTCCAGAGAGGATGTTACGCCAAGCAGTACTGATCCCGAGAGAGTTGTCTAAGGCAAGGTTGAACTCAAATACTGATGTACGGAGATTCTCAATAGTGCCTGAGAGCCTCTCAGAATTACGCGCCGCTTCATCGCCGAAGGTCTGCCGCAGCAACCTTGCCAGTTTAGGTAACAGATCGCTAGCGAGGACGTCACCTTCTTTAACCATATCGGCAAGCTGTGCTGTATTGACATCTAACGCCTTAGCAGCGAGCTGTACAGCACCAGGAATAGCTTCGGCTAACTGGCCACGAAGCTCTTCTTGCTGCACTACAGTTTTAGAGACCATCTGTGAAACAGCGTTAAAGGCTCTTTGCGTGCGCTCAAAAGGCAGGTTTAAGGCTGCAGCAGCTTCTGCTATACCAAGGAAGATTTCGCGCGTCTGATCTCCCTGAAGGATAGTACCCTTTGTCGTAGCAGTCAGTTGGGCATACTGAGCTGTTGTGGTCTCTAACTGGAGACCTAGCCTCTTGGACTGCTCAAGAGCAAACTGGAACTCAACACCAGCGAGTGTTGTAGAACCGGTAACGGCTCGAAGCACAGCCTCTTGCTGCTGGAAAGCCCTTTGAGCTTGAACAGCTCCAGCTGCCAACATTGAAACGCCTACAAGAGCACCAGTCACGCCAGCAACAAAGCCTGCAATGACTAAGGTTGATCTGGTTGTGATTGCAGAGAGCGCTCTAATACGAGCGCCAAGCCCGCTAAGTGGTCCGACAGCGAGGACGGAGGCGGACTCCAAGTCTCTAACAACCTGATTAAACCTAGAACCTGCACTTGAGGCCTGTCTCTGTGCAGCTGTGTAATCTTTCAACACCCGACTATTTCTATTCAGTCGCGCATTGAATAGATCAATCGACCGCTGGAATTCAACGGCTGATACTTTACCACGCGCAAATTGGTTAACGAGTAAGTTGAGCGAACGGGTGTTCTGCCCGATAAGAGCAGGGTTCGCTCCAGCTCTACGGATGGCATTATTCAGGTTTAAAGTCTGCTGAATAGCCTTTTGGATGGCATGTTCTTGACGGATGTAGGCAGCAGTAGCGGCTGCAGCACCTTGGGTTTGCTGCCGACTGACCTGATCAACCATACGGCTGAAAGCGGCAAGCTGATTAAGTGCCTTCTGCATACCAGCAGTATCGGCACCCATCCCGAAATTAACATTGCCAAGATTGATAGCCATCTACTGCTGCCCTGTATAGGTTATCGACGACGCTTCATGCGAGGTTTGGTAGCTGGTTTAGTTCCTCCTCCTCCTCTAGGCGCCGCTTTAGCTCTTTTAGGCTTGTTAAGCCCTGAACTTTCACTCTCTGCGCGGATCTTGAAGTAGGCTACCCAGCGAGCGAACTCATCCGGGCTCAGCTCTAGGATTTCATGCTCGAACTTGCCTAGAGCTTCGCCTACTGCTAGGACATTGAATCTCCTTGCATCGGATCGGAGTTTCCCTCCGCACTCATCACGTCAATGTTAGTCAGCTCGGCGATGGTAGTGTTCACGCGCATCAGATCCTCACTGAAAGGCATAGCCATCAGAGAATCCATATCGGTAAGCTCGAACACCTTCTCTTCAGTCCCAGGAACATAGCAGTAGTCGACCAGAAGTCTCATCAGGCTAAGCTTACGATCTCCTGACTGCTGAGCTTCCAAGATCATGCCCAAAGTAGGCTGCCTTAGCTCAACAGGGGCTCCGAACAGATCGATAGTCTTGGTCTTAAACCGCTTGTTCTCCGAGCTGAAGATTTTCGCCCTAACTTCGTCACGAGTCATGGTAGTCTCCTGTGGTTAGCTGTTATGTTTATTGTACAGTTCAGGTTGATTACGGAACGGCAGCAAGGGCTCCGTCGCCCATGAAGGAAACGGAAAACTCATTCATACCGTCAAGTGAGCCTGACAGAGAGCACTCTGTGACAACCGAAGTTCCAGAATCTCCATTCACTCCATCTGGCAGATAACGGACATCCAGCTTAGTCTCATTCTGCCAGGCTTCGAGAACCTTCTTCACGGCAGTAGACAAAGTCGTATCGTTCGCGTGCTGCCACTGGAACGGATACTCGGCATTACTGTCCGGATCAGGCACGTTGAGGACAAAGGAGACACTCTCCTGCTCAAGAGCTCCAACGTCACCGTCCTGGTTCTGCGTGACAAGCTTGAAGAACCCACGTGCCCGGGACTTATTGTTACCGTCGGGGTTGATCTCGATGATCCACTCCGTACGGGCACTCAGCAGAGCTGCGAATCCGCTTGCCAAAGCGTACACGTTATCGACATCCAAAGCGACCGTGCGAAGGCCAGGATCTCGAGTGATGTAGCCGCCGTTGCTCTGCGCAACATCAAACGTAGTCGTGTTGATGTCAGCCGCCGTCATAGTCAGAGTGTAACCCTGGGCTTTGCCCAACACGGCCGTCGGATAGTACTCACCCGTGACGGTAATCGCTCCTGTAGGCGTGTAACTGGAAGTGAATGTCACTTCGCCAAACAGGTAGTTGATAGATTCGATATTGGAGGCCGAGACTGGAGTAGCATTATCTTCGACTGTAATGCCAACAGTGCGGTTCCAGATGCTCTTAGTCGAGTCATTGATGCGATAACGCTTACCGCTGACAAGCGTGCAAGCCTCGTCAGTAAAGGCTGTCGAAGTACCGGGCTTTTTGATATCGCACTTGTACCCGGCGAAGCCCTTATAGAAAGCCTGTCCCTGCATACCCCACGAAATCAGTCCAGACTCATTAGACTGAAATGTCTGCCCGAAAATGGTATCGGGGATCTGTCCTGCTTCAGCGTTCTTCGAACCAGAACCGCCAGGCAGGGTGTACCAGTTGGCACCACTGTCGTCGGAAACTTGAATTGCCTTGGCCATCTCTTACCCTCCTAGGGTCCAGTCTACTTAGCGTTTACGCTAGCGCGTCTCTGTTTGTTCCAGATGCAGGTTCTACTATCATCCGGAAGTTCAAAGTGAATAACGGGCGATTGGACTGATCCATACCGATGAAGTTGATATCGCCCGCCATAGTTACTGAAACCCATCGGTCTCCGTTTATATCCTGGCTGTCGATCCCCAGCAGTGCGTCTTTTACCGCAGCAGCTTTTGACCATGCAGCACTGTAACCTCCAGGAGCCCCACGTACTCTAACCTGGAAAGAGGGATAGTCAAGGAGCCATTTAGGGTTAGGAACCGAACCTCCTGTATTGAATAAGGTAATCGTAGTGTGAGGCCCTGTTGGCTCCTTACCTAAGTTGATACTCCAGCCTGAAGTAGCGGCGAAAGTGCCAACTCCTGCAGTCACTAGCAAGTCCTTAGCGCCTTCGATCGGATTGGTCATAGGCATGAAGCTACAACCCTACCCGTCTACGGATGAACGAAATAAGTCTAGGCAGGATCTCGTCCTGATGTTCATTTACCGCACGCTCTAAGAACTTGGCTTGAGTAGGAGGTTCATGGTAAAGATCCACCATCTCATGCACATAAGGGGCATAAAACGGATTGCCTCTTTTACCGTATCCTACTTCACCTTCGATTCTGTCGCCCTTTTGCCTGACTTCGATATAGCCGCTCTCTTTCAACTTGCCCGTATCAACAGGGCAATACTGCTGCGACTTATCGTAAATAGGCTGCAAAGCGTACTCCACAGCTTCAGGAGTAACTCCCTCGATCTCGCCTATGAGGTTTTCCAAGTTCTTTTGGATCTGCCTCATCTGGGCACGCGCGTCGGAAGTAACTGCACGTAAAGAACCTCTAACGCTGGCAGGGGTCCTCTTGTACCCTACGTTAGGGCGTATAGATACCCGCGCCATTAGAGGATCGCCTTCCGTAGGCTT